ATACGCCGTATTTGTAAGGAACAACGCTTTTTTTCTTAATTCTTCTTTTTCTTCGTTTGTCATAGTCTTTTGTTAAAACGGTTCTCAAAATGTTTGTATTGTTCGGCGGTTTCCTGCTGCATATTACCGCAAACCGGGCTTTCCGGTTTGTTGTGTGGGTGTTTGCGCATAAATTCCGGGTTTTTCTCACGTCCTGCAATTTTAGTATATGCCATTTCCTGCAATTCCTTTTGGCTATACCCTAATAATGCCGCAATATGGAATAAAACAACGTTTACATCCGCCAATTCGTCGATAATATCATGCGTTCCGGGATTAATTTCGTTTATTTCTCTTTGCGTTTTTTCCCTGCTTAAATATCTTTCAAACGCTTCAAACAATTCGTTGTATTCCTCGGCTAATTTTCCCAATCTCTTTTCTATGTTCCTGCCGAAAAGTTTATTCATCTTTTCAAACAATCGCTTTTCGTCAAAGTTCAATCCGGCGGTATTGGCGTCTTTTTCTTCAAAATTAGCCATAAACGTTTGCATATCCATTTTGCCAAATTTTCCGTCCGGTGCCAATACAATAAAATTTCCCTCCGGTACGTCCAACATTACGCCGTTTTCGGTCGGGAATGAATAAACCGCCAAACCGCCGGGCGTTCTCGGAATCTGCATTGTTCCGCCTCCGGTAAAAATCTGCAATTTTTCCCAATTATCACGCTTTACGGGTAATGCACGAACTTCTAACAATCGGCGACAATAAATATCCCCGGCGGTTTCGTCCGGCATACCTAAATTTGTGCGCAACTCATTTGGCAAATTTTCCGCACCTTTTTCGTATTCAACAAAGAATATTGCACCACGCAAAAGGTTTTGTTCTTTAATCGCCCTTACGTCTTTTATTCTTTTCCAGTATCTGCCTTGAACTGCATATATTGCGGCTTTAATTATTCTTTCCTCTTTGTCCGGGGCGTACATTTTAAGTTTAAAGTAATTTTCTTTCTCTGTAACTTCCGGTTCTGTTCCCGTTACATCTTCAATCATCAAAAACGTTTCCTCATCAAACGGAATAAATCTTTTCTTTTCCATCGCTTTTTTCTGTTATGTTATATAATTTTCTGAAATATATTACTTTGTTATCGCTACGGCTTGTTCTGTGGCATTTAAGCCCA